AACAACTTGATGAACTTCCTCCGCCTGCTTACTCAAGGCATTGAGTGCCCCTTCGTCATGACTGCGCATGTGGACCGGGAGACGGACGAGATCACGCAATCCACCAAGATCATGATCAAGGCAATCGGCAAAGCCCTTGCGACCGAAATCCCCTCGCTCTTCTCCGACGTAATCTACGCCACGCGGGAGGCGGACAAGTTCTACTGGGACACGGCGGCTTATGGTGTGGATACCAAGACGCGCTCCCTCGGCATCCGCAGCAAGATCAACCCCGACTTCGCGCAAATCTTCGATGTGTGGAAGAAGAGGGCCGGGCTATGAGCATCGAACGCTGTACCGACTGTTCCTGCCTTCTCGACACGGACGCGGCTCCAGAAGTATATCGTGAAGAGTTCTCCGACGAGCCCCTGTGCGACTCATGCTACGAAGAGCGCGTGATCGCGGTCGCTGAACGGGGGCCAGTATGAGCAAAACCTTCATTGGTGATGTCTGCGGGCACTGTCCCGGCAAGGGCGCCGACGGCAAAGCGGCCTACCCCCGCATGGGTTCCGCCTTCAAAGACGGCGATCGCATCTCCATCAAGATCGACACGATCCCGCTTCCTTCCACGGGTTGGTCCGGCTGGGTCAACATCTTCCCTCGCACCGCGGGTAAGCCGCCTGTCGTAGCAGAAGACGATGTCCCGTTTTAACTTCGGCCTGGCTCACATCAAGCAAGAGGGCGCTCCCGCACATCCGGAAGATATCTACATCCACTGTGGCTGTGCCCGTTGTGAAGATCGCTGGCAGAAGCAACTCAAAGCCTACAACGATTTTTACGCAAAGAGTCTTACGCGAAAGGAGCTGCGCGTTACCAGCTCCATCCCAACCTCAACTCCTAGGAGAACCGCATGACCTCAGCATTTGATCCGCAAGCATTCCTCGACGCACAACAAACCGAAGTCAACGAGAAGCGCCCGCCAGTCCCCGCCGAGAATCCCGGCGACGCGAACGGCTGCTACACTGCCGTAATCGGTGAAATTAAAACCGACTCTGGCACCATCGGCAAGGGCGACCGCATTGGCAAGCCCTGGATTTCAATGGTGGTTCCGCTCCGCCTCCAGATCCCCTCGGAACTCCAGGCCTCCGGTCTGCCGCCCGAGATGACCCTGACTGACCGCGTGTTCCTCGACCTGACCGACCAAGGCGGCATTGACAACTCGAAGGGCAAGAACCGTGGCCAGCGTGCCTACCGCGACGCTACCGGCACGAATGTCCCCGGACAGCCTTTCGCATGGCGCCAACTCCAAGGCAAAGTCGTGAAGGTCAAGGTCGCCCATGAGCTGTACGAGGGCAACATCCAGGAACGCGTCGCGCAGATTCTGCCGGCGTAACGCAGTGGGGGAGGTGACAGCTCCCCCTTTTCGTGTGTCCATTACCCCTTCGTAACGTACTTCCATTTGGAGCCGCCCGTGGGATTCAAGTACCTCGCAAGTCCATACTCTCACCCCGACGCCGCCGTGCGTCACGATCGCTTCACCTACGCGCAGAACGCCGTTGTCCACCTCCTCTCTAAGCGCGAGTGGACGTACTCTCCAATTGTCCACTGCCACACTCTCGCCGTCGCGCACAATCTTCCAATGGACGCAGACGCCTGGTGGGACTACAACCGTGCCATGCTTGCCGCTTCCTCCGGCCTCATCGTCCTCAAGATCGACGGCTGGGACACTTCCGTCGGCGTCGCCCAAGAACTTTCCTACGCCCGTGATAACAACATTCCCTGGAGCTACCTGTGAACCTCATCGAACTTTCCAGCATCATCATTTCCGCAGATCGCCAACGGAAAACATTTACCCCTGAGCAGATCAACGAACTCGCAACATCCATCCAAACTCGCGAACTTCTCCACGCTCCCGTCCTTCGCACGAATGAAGGCAAGTTCTACCTCGTCGCCGGGGAACGTCGCCTGCGTGCCATCAGTGACATCTACGCCCTCGGCGGCTCCTTCTCCTACGACAGTCAGCCAATCCCCGAAGGCTTCATCCCTTACACTCTCACCACTGAACTCGACCCGCTAGGTATCGAGGAACTTGAACTTGAGGAGAACATCCGCCGTGTCGATCTTACCTGGCAAGAACGTGCTGCTGCACACGCTCGACTCAATTCTCTTCGGACTCGTCAGGCGGCTGTCCAGGGCCTACCCGCCCCGACTGTCGCTGATATCGCACTCGAGGTCCGGGGCTCTGCGGAAGGCGTCAACCAGGAGACAACTCGTCGCGAGATCATCGTCGCTCGCCATCTCACGAATCCGGAAGTCGCGGCTGCAAAAAGCGTTGACGAGGCGTTCAAGGTCCTTCGCAAACAGGAAGCTGCCGCAAAGAACCGCAAGCTAGCTGCCACGGTCGGCCGCACCTTCACTGCTGACGTACACCAGTGCATCCACGGAAACTCCCTCGAGTGGCTCAAAGTCGCGCCGCCCGCACAGTTCGACTGCATCCTCACCGACCCTCCCTACGGCATGAATTCTGACGAGTTTGGCGACTCGGGCGGCCTTGCTGCCGGCGCTCACGGGTACGAGGACAGTGCCGACAACTTCCTCCGTATCATGGACGTTCTCCCCAAAGAACTCTTCCGCGTCTCAAAGGACCAGGCCCACCTCTACCTCTTCTGCGACATCGACTGGTTTCCCTCCCTCAAGATGCGCTTCACCGAAGCCGGCTGGTGGGTATTCCGCACGCCTCTGATCTGGCACAAGCCTTCCGCCATGCGCGCACCCTGGCCAGAGCATGGCCCGCAGCGCAAGTACGAGACAATCCTCTACGCGGTGAAGGGCAAACGTCCCGTGACCAAGATGGCGCCTGACCTATTCGCCTTCCCTCCTGATTCGAACCTCGGTCATGCCGCCCAGAAGCCTGTCGCGTTGTTCGAAGAACTTCTCCGCCGCTCGTGCCGCCCAGGCGATTCCGTCTTTGACCCCTTCTGCGGCAGTGGCCCCATCTTCGCCGCCGCCCACGTACTCAAGTGCCGCGCCACGGGTATCGAGATGGACGACACTCACTACGGCATAGCGGTCAAGCGTATTGACGGCCTCAAAGCCCAGATGGAGCTGCCCCTGTGAGAATCCGCGGCGACGGTCCAATCCCTGCCCGTGTAATGATTGTCGGGGAGTATCCCTCCCACGATGACGAGCGCTCGGGCAGGGCGTTCGATGACTGGACAGGACAGGAGCTTAACAAACTCCTCAATGAAGCAGGCATTCTCACTAGTGAGTGCTACAAGACTCACGTGCTCCGCACTCGACCTCCCGGCGGCGACCCTGCCAGCATCATCCCCAAGACCAAGCGGGAGATCACCTCCTCCCACGTCCTCTACCGTGATCGTCACGTAGTCCCTTCTCTCGTTGCCGACGCGCGGGAACTCCTAGCCGAGATCGCCCTCGTCCAGCCGAACATTATCATCGCCTGTGGCAACCTTTCCCTCTGGGTCCTCACCGGCAACTGGGGTATTCTCAAGTGGCGCGGCTCAATGCTCCGCATGGACAACGGGCCGAAGCTTATCCCTACACTTTCCCCTTCCACCGTTAATCGCTCTTACGAGAACCGTTCCCTCATCGCCACGGACTTCCGCCGAGTCAAGCGACACCTCGGCCCCGAACCCTACATCCGCCCCGAGTGGGCCTTCATCGTCCGTCCTTCCTTCGACGAGACAATGCGCTGCCTTCGCGCCCTTCAGTCCGACGCAACCGCCTTCGCTGACCCCGTCTGGCTAGACTTCGACATCGAGACTCGCTACGGACACATCGACTGCATCGGTTTTTCCTGGTCACACACAGACGCAATCTGCATCCCTCTCATCGCTCGTGGTAAGCCCACCGGCTACTGGTCCGAGGACGAAGAGGCCGTGATCGTCTTCGAACTCTACCGTCTCCTCACCCACCCCAACGTGCGAGTGCGTTGGCAGAACGGTCTCTACGATTCACAGTACGTCTTCCGCCATTGGCACTTCCTCCCTCGCAACGGCCAGGATACAATGATCTCGCATCACTCTATCTACGCCGCGTTGCCGAAGGGCCTTTCCTTCCTCGCGTCCATCTACGCAGACTACTACGTCTACTGGAAAGACGAAGGCAAGATCGCCTCCGACGTACCCGAAGAACAACGCTGGGTCTACAACCTCCAAGACTGCATCTACACTCGCGCAGTCGGCGAAGCCCTCCTCGCGGCTTCCGAGACTCTCGGCCTCTCCTCCGTCGAAGCGACCCAGCAAGCCCTCTTCACCCCCGTTCTCAAGGCCATGCTCAAGGGTGTCTACGTCGCCCCGAAGCGCCGCGAGGAAATGGCCGTCGCCGTCCAGGAAGCGCTCGACGACCGAGAAACCTTCCTCTTCAACATCCTCGGCCACAGCATCAACGTGTCCTCTCCCAAGCAAATGCAAGCCCTCTTCTATGACGACCTCAAACAGTCCCCAATTCTTAATCGAACAGTGCGCGGTGGCAAAGTATTCATGTCAGCATCTTGTGACGATGAGGCCCTTACAAAAGTGGCAGCTCGCGAACCGCTGCTTAAACCCCTGTGTAACTGCATCAGTGACATCCGCACACTCCGCAAGTTCCTTAACGATTTCGTACTTATGCCCCTTGATACGGACGGACGGATGCGATGCAGTTATAACGTCGCCGGAGACGCCGGAGGAAAGTCAGCTCCTTACTCGTATCGCCTCTCTTCCAGTGAAAACGCATTCGGTAGCGGAGGAAATCTCCAAACAATCCCTTCCGAAAAGTCCAAGAGTTCCGGCAAGGCGGCTGCCCGTGGTTCAATGGAGTTCACTCTTCCTAATATTCGCAGCATGTATTGTCCCGATCCTGGCTTTACTTTTTTCGACATGGACTTGGATCGCGCCGATCTTCAGGTAGTCGTTGCGGAAAGTGGCGAGGCCGATTGGCGCAAAGCGATGGGCATGGGAATTGACATGCACCTGATGAACGCCTTCATGATTCGCGGGAAGGAGCCGCCGCCCCTCGATGAGCTAGTCGAATCCCACCCGCGTTACCGTGACCACCGAGGCCCGATGAAGCACGACCGGGAATTCTCCAAAGTCTTCTGCCACGCAACAAACTACCTCGGCAAGGCCAAGACCGTCGCGGCTCATACCGGCCGTACTGTCCACGAAATCGAGAAGGCCCAAGCATACTGGTTTTCCATTCACCCTGGCATAGCCGCCTGGCACGAGCGCGTCAAGGAGCAAATCACCCGCTATCGCTTCATCGAAAATCGCTTCGGCTATCGCTGGTATATCTTCGACCGAATTGACGAGCAGCTACTCCCCAAAGCAGTCGCTTGGATTCCACAGTCCACCGTCGGAATCTTCATCAACAAGATCTGGATCAACTTCGACAATAATATCCCGGAGCTTCAAGTGCTACTCCAAGTCCACGATTCCCTCGCCGGCCAGTTCCCCACTCACCGCCGCGAGTACATCCTCCCCAAGATGGTTGAACACTCCCGCGTTGTAGTTCCCTACGACCCGCCGCTGATTATCCCGACTGGAGTGAAAACATCGACCGTCTCCTGGGGAGATTGCGAGTGAGCCGTCAATTCTCCGACTGGATTCAGGCCTACGTCAAGTACGCATCCGTCACCGAAGCGCCCAAACGAATGCACTTCTGGGCGGGCGTCGGCGCAATCGCGGGATGCTTACGTCGCCAGGTCTGGATCGATATGAAGCGTTTTCAGTGGACGCCATCCTTCTACATTATCTTCGTCGGGCCGCCCGGGATCATCGCTAAGTCCACCACCATCGACATAGCCGCCGACCTCTTGCGCGAAGTGCCCGGAGTCAAATTTGGCCCTAACTCGATCACGTGGCAGGCCCTCGTCACCGCCTTCGCTAACGCGTCAGAGTCCTTCGAGTACAACGGCGAGTGGCATCCGATGTCTCCCCTTACCCTCGTCGCGTCAGAGCTTGGTTCCCTCCTCAACCTTCAAGACAAGGACATGGTCAACCTTCTCATCGAAATGTGGGACGGTAAGCGCAAGTATGAGAAGATCACCAAGATGAGTGGTAACGACACCATCGAAGCTCCCTGGATCAACATTCAAGCAGCGACAACGCCTCACTGGATAGCAGACAATATGCCCCAGGCAATGATCGGCGGCGGCTTATCCTCCCGCTGTATCTTCATCTACGGTGACACAAAGGACCGCTACGTCGCCTTCGTGGACGAGCACATCGCTCACGGGGACGCCGCGACGCGGGAGAAGCTCATCCACGATCTCGAGGAAATATCCCTTCTCAAAGGCCCGTTCACAATATCCGAGCCAGCTCGCGCCTGGGAGCGCGAACGCTATGAGAAGTACTGGAAAGATGCCATCCTCCGGATGGACGATCAGATGCTCGAGGGGTACGCCGCCCGCAAGCAGACCCACCTGTTCAAGCTCGCAATGGTCTTGTGCGCCTCTCGCGGCGACGACTTATCCATAGGCGTTGACGATCTCCGCCTTGCCAACCAGATGCTCCAGGATATCGAAGGCGACATGCACCGTGTTTTCTCCCGCATCGGCCGTTCCGAGGACTCCATGCAGGCCGAACGCTTCATCGAGTTCATTCGACGCAAGGGCAGCGTTCCCTACGCCGAAGCCTATCGCATGATTCACTCATACTTCCCGGACTTCCGCGATTTCGAGGGCGTCCTCCAGGGTGCACTCAACTCGGGCCAAGTACTCCTTTCCGCCACGGCAAGCGGCATGTACATCCAGGCGGCTGGCCATCCCCTCGAAACTCCGGCAGCTTCGAAGATCGTTACTCCAGATACACCTATTTCATGAGTACGTTACGCAAACGTAATATACGTTCGATTCGTCGCACAGTCGGCAGCCCCTTTGCTGACCTCATTGCCGGCCTGGGCTACTGCTGTCCGTACTTCTTCACCAAGTATTTCCTAAGCGAGTCACGATCCCTTGTCGCGCTTCGCCTAGGCTGCGACGTTACCACGGTTCAGAACTACCGTAATAAACTCCGCCAGGGCAAGCTCGCCTGTGCGGATTGTCCTAACTGTCTGGAGAAAAAGCTCAATGAAAAACTTACGTCAACTAGCTGAGGAAGCTGGTTTTTGGGGATGGACTGTATGGCCGCAAGAACTCAAAGTATTCGCAATCCTTGTCCACGAAAACTGCGAGCGTCAAGGCCTAGACCCTAGCGCACGTGAAGATTGGCTAGTAGCCGACACCTCCCTCACCGACGAGCCCCCTGTGCCCATTCCTTAGCCACGTCCAGCCCTATGGCGCTCGCGTCGCCTTCGTCAACGAGCTTACGAAATCCTCCCACAAGACCTCCAAACGCTGCGCCAAGCTCGGCCCTGTCAAAACAGGCGAGGTCAGTACGGCTGGAATCGGCGGGGGCGGCGGGCACTCCACTGCCACGGGCGTCGGCTTCGTCGCGCAGCCGCTTGACAGTAACACGCAAATCAGTAACCACTTTCCCATGCGTTGCATCTGCTTTCTCCTTACGTAGTTGATTCATCTTTTCCTGGGCAGCCGCCCGTTCAGCAGCGGCCCGTCCCAGCGCTTCTACACCCCCGCGAAATTGCGTAAAGGTATCTCGCTCTTCCACATAGCGCCCGTGTTCCCACCCACCCCAGGCAAGCGCTAGCGCCAGCGCTATACCTAACCCCGCACTCAACTGCATAAACGGCGTCATTTGCGTGCCTCCAGTATCCCCTGCCGCGTTCCCTGCCGATCAATCGTAATGACTCGATTGACCGCATTAGGCACCCGCATGATGCTCAAATGAACCTCCTCTTCTTT